TGGCAATTCTGGTATTGCTACCTTTAAATAAGCACATACAAATATAGTAACGGGTGCTAGGACAAAATGCCAGCAAAGAGCAATTCCACATGTCCAACCGATAAATGGCCGCCACCCAGCAACGAAGATGGATTTGTGCTGTGCTTCTGCCTTGTTTATTTCTATCTGTCCTTTGGCAAGCTCTTGAGCATGAGACTCTGCCATAGTAGCAACTTCATGTGCCAGCTTGTTCTTCATGTCCTTATCTTCTATAAACTTACCAAGAAGATTAGAGACTGGTCCTATTAACGCTGTGAGCATTTACATTCCTTCCCTTTAAATCTGCTATCTATCCATACTTTGCCATAATACAGAATAAACAACCAAAAGGTAAATAAAGCACCTTCTATGTAGCTAAGATCATTCCAAGCGTCTAATACCATGTTTTCCATATTACTTCTCCTTAATAAACTTTTACTTTATCTGTGTCTACACTTGGAACTAACTTACACATGCACTGATAGACCTCATCTTTATTGTTTCTAATAATAACTTGATTGTGTAATTTTTTTTTATAACTGATACAATCATTAACATTTTTAAAATATATTCCATCTTCTATTTGCACACCAAAAAAACACATCAGCATAAAAGCTGTCATTATAAAGCGCTTTGTGGCGTTCTATGTAAAGCAAGCTCTTGTATACTTGCTACAACATGAAGTCTATTTGCTGTCGCTGCGGTTGCTGTTAATATATCTCCACTTTGTAATATCAAATCTTTTGTTAACAATTCTATTGATGTATTTGCTGCAACAGCTTTAACTTGAAATAAACTAAAAACATGATCAGAAACGGCTGCAGCTGAAGTTAATCCGCCTCCAGTAATTGTTAAGGTTATTGTGTCAGCGCTACCAGAATCGTTAGATACTATTATACTATTTACAACAGAAAAATTAAAATCTGCAGATGCTGGTGCTGTGTATACAACTGTTGCACTAGTAGCTGTTAAGTCAACTTTAGAATTTTTTAACCCTTGAACGTATTGTGGTATGGTAGTAATTAACATTATCTTTTCCCATCTGGAACTACATTAACTTGTGGCGTACCTAATTTAAATTTTGTTCCTAAAGAAGTAGACTCAACTCTTAATGCAAATGTTCTTCCTCTAACTCTTATGTCTAATTTTTCTGTATATGTTTCTACAGGACTTACAGCTGTTCTTTGCGTTGTCTCTGTATCAGTTTGAGTAAACCCTGAACCAGAATGCGTTCTAGCTTTTACAGTAAAATCAACACTAGGATTAGTTGATGTAGATCCATTAAAATTAATGTCAGGTATAATCCTATTGACAAAAGCAAACTTACTACCATCTCCTAATGCTATAGGAGATGACTCTATAAATGCTGTCATAGCTGACCCATCATCATCAAAGCCTGTTTCATGATTATATAAATATTGCCCACCAGTTGCTATAGGCAAATTTCTAATACCCCTATCCATCCAAGCTTGTCTTTCAAGGGTTCCAAAGTACCAAAGATTTTCTAAATAATTATATGTTACATAAGAATCAATTTCAGTACTACTAGCGCTAGGATAAAACCATATTATTTCACTAAATTCTGAATTGACTCCAGCATGTACCTTTAATCTTTCTTCAAAATTAAAATTTAAAAATACTTTATCTTTTACAAGACAAGGTATTTGTTGAGTTTGTCCTGAGTAAACATAAAATGTGTCAACTCCCATCCAATAAACGCTATCATTAACAGCTACGGCTGAAGCATGGCTCATAATAGTTATATTTTTAGCAAGTTCTTTTATACCAAATGTAAATGGAGGTCCGATAAACTTCATTGCATGTAAACTTTTATTAGTAAAAACTAATATCTGTGCTTTTGTTTCTACTGCTTGCATAAACTCAGATCCGCCACCTAATTTAATTTCACCAGCAGTATTTGTTGTAGTTGGAAACCAATCTACAGGATTTTCCTGAGAAGAAAATCTTATTAATAATGGATCTTGAACACCATTGCCTTGTGTTGTTGTAAGGCCTGCTCCTAATCCGTCAGCTCCAAATGCTATTACATGCCTATCTGCATCAGAAACTATAATTTGTTTGCATATTTGAGGAACGCTTGTTTCTCCATCTAATATAGATGTTGCACTTAGTTCAACAGCTCTGGCTGTTAAGCCTGCACTCCTGTCCCAGTAAAACAAACCCCCATCTCTAGGATTAATAATTAAATCTTCACCAAAGTTATCATGAGACCAAAGTCTTATTTGCGCTCCCGAAATTGTAATTGCAGCAGCATTTCCAAACCCTACAAAATCATCTGAAGCTGATGCATTACCTTGTGCTAAAAAAACTAATGTGTTGTCTGCATGAGTTGCTGCGGCTGTACCACTTGCACCTCTAGCTGAAGGGCCACCACCAGTTCCTAAAGTGTTAGAACTTATTGTGCCAACAGTTATTAATTCATTGTCTATTAATACCAAGTCAGTAGCTACAATACCAGTTGAGCTATCCACATCTATTGCGGTTTCACTATTATCTAAAGCTTCAGCAAGTTGTGTTGATAAAGCACCAGATGTTGTGCCACTCCATTGACCAGCTCCCCAGCCAGTTCCACCAACTGTAACATTAAGACCTGTATTTATTTGATAAGTTGCTTTTGAGACATTAAAAGATAATGTTCCATTTGTGACTGAACCACCAGTAGTAGAAGCACTAAGTTCAAAAGTTGTCCCATCTGTAATTGAAGATACAGTAGCATTTGCTGGTATTCCTGTACCAGTAACTGGTATACCAGCAATAAGAAGGGCTGTGCTATCCATTGTTATAGTTGGATCATTGTTATAATCACAAGTAGCATCTGTAAAAAAACCATTACTAGTATCAGAGCCAGTTGCTAAAACAGAAAGTGTAATTGTATAAGAATTAGAACTTATTATTGATGTTATTTGATGTTCTGCATTTAACAAAGTTGCTGTTACATTACCACCTAATGTAAATGCACCAGAAAAAGTTACAAAGTCACTCTCATTCGCACCATGTGCTGGGTCGACAATGGTAACTAATGTAGAATTATTTGAACTACCTCCAGTAGAGTCAAAATTAGCACTAGTGGAAGCAGAAAAGCTTACATCACCTGCTGATGTTACATTTCGTATAGGCGTAATGTCAGTAAACGTTTGACCTTGTTCTATATAATACTTTAAATGAGTACCTAAACCTAAAAAATCTGAACCATCTAATGCAATCCAATTATGCAATCTTCTTGCTGATCCTTGATACTGATTAAGACTATATTTAGACCAACCGCCCATTTTTTCTGGCGTGCCTAATCTAAATCTAATTTTATCTCCATCTACAAATCCACCTTCATTACTATAAGGTGTATTGTCTGAGGATATTCCGGGTTTAAAACTTAATTTAGTTAAAGGCATTATAAAGCACTCGCTGATAAAGTTCCAGTATAAGCATCGGTATTAATACTACCTGCTCCATCGTTAGCTGGCACTAAAGCATATGGCTGACTATCTCCATTATTGCCCTCTATTGTACCAGTTAAATCAAATGATCCATCTGTTGAATCGCTTCTTGTAACTACAGCAGTTGAACCAGCAGTAACTGTAACATCGCTGTACGGGTCTCCCCCAGATAAAACACAAGAAATAGCCAAATTGTTTGTAAAAGTTAACGATCTATTATTTTGTGTTGAAGGCAATGTAAGCCATACTTTAAAGCTTGATCCAACACCTAAGTCTAAAATATAAAATTGCCAAGGATTTCCTGACGCACAGTTTTGATAAAAAACTGCAGCGTGTGCTTCAGGTGTCGCTACACCTGAGTTACGTAAGCTTGTTTGGCTTCCACAACTTGTTGGAATAGCTAAAGTACTCCCACCACTAGGTGCGGAAGCACTTGAGGTTGTAACACCTAATAGCCGCACTCCAGAAGCAAGATTACCACCACCATTTAAAGCAGAATTAACATTTTGGAAAGCGCTAGGCCATTCATTCCAAGTTAGCTGAACAAGCCCTCGAGAACCAAAGCTTTCTGTTTGTGTTCCTGCTGTTCTAGTTAAAACAGCCGTTTGTGTGCTATCCGTATCTGAAGTTGCCACAACTAGTGTAGAGCTATCGCTACTACTAAATATAGTTGTACCTGTGTGGCTTGTTGAACTTTCAGAAGCTGTAAAAGTTTTTAAAGTAGATTGTACATTACCACTACCTTTTAATTCCAATGCTATACTTGAATTTGTAGTCAAAGGTGAGCCAGAAGAATTAGTTATAGTCTTTCCATTTGTATCTAGTATAATTTTTTTATGAGCAGCATTATCATTTAAAGTTAAATTACCAGAAATATTATCTGTTAATCTAAAAAACTGTATAGGAAGTTTGCTTTTAGCATCCCCAGCTTTGTCATTAAGCGTCCCTGCTGAATCTACTTCAGTAAACCCTAAACCTGATATTAATGGTATACTCATTTAACACCTAAAATTTGACTGTCTCTGTGAAAGAAAAACCAGCACCATTAAATATGCCAATACCTAAATCAGCACTACTTCCTAATGAAATGCCTGAAGATGTAACTGCACTATCGTTTGTCCAATCTATTGTCATACTATTTGTTGTGGTTGTTTTATCAATAATTACGTATTGACCCGCAACTAAATTAGTAACGGCAACTCGTACTATTTGACTACCGCTACCAACTGTAAGAGGTTGGTATACAGATGTAGCACCAGTAGGTGTAACGGTAACTGTACCTGCTACTGTCAAAGCGTTTTTTGCCTCTACTAAATTTTGATTAAAATACGTTGAAAATGTAGCTGCTGTAGTTTGTTGCATTGTGCCACCGTCATTAGTAACAATACCATCTCCTGCGGCAACAGCAGTTGTTCCAACAGTTGCACCGCCATCCATAAGGTTTAATTCTGCTGCTGTAGTAGTAACGACTGTGCCAGCAAGCGTTAAAGACCCCAAACTTAATCCAGCTGTTAAATCAACAACAGCAGCGCTAGATCCTGCTCCATCTGCATAAATCATGCTTTTAGCACCAGCTATTACAGTAACGTTAGCTCCGCCACCTTGAGAAAATATAACGCTTTGATCTGTACCATTTTCAACAAAATACATTTTATCTTGATCATTAGGTCCTATTGTAATTGTGTTTGTTCCAGATGGAGATCCTGCCAAAACAAGAACTTTATATCCACCCTCTGATAATACACCATCATTTGTAGTTAAGTCAGTTACCGTTCCAGTCAAAGTAATTGTGCCAACACCGTTTATCGATCTATCTAAAATATCTAAATTATTATTTGTGGTAACGCCCCAAGTTCCGGCTTGTTCGCCAGCTCCAATTTTTTCTATACCACTATTGGCTGTATATGTACTTGCCATGTTTACCTCTTATATTTCTGACCATGTTTCAGATCCTGATGGTGTTATATTTGAATAACTTTCTACACCCAAAGGAGATATTTCTGTATACCCAGATCCCGGTGAAGAAGCTCCTGCTGGTCTTTTACCTGTTGTTTCTCCTATATTTTCGTATAGTATATCTCCAGATGTTGTTTTTGTAAAATTTAAATCAGTACTTACTATTGGTATTAGTATATTAATACCATCTGTCGTTTGTGTAAATACACTGCTAATAGTTACATCAGTGAGATTAACTAATCTTATATCTTCTGTAGTTTGTGTAAAATTAGAACTTAATTCTGCATTAACACTACCTGTTATAAATATACCGGCTGTTGTTGCTGTGAAGTTACCATCCATTGTAGCAATACCTGCAAGTATACCAACACCTATAGAAGTCTTAGATGCAGTACCACTCATTTCTGCGGTTCCTACCTGTACTACACCGCCTACATCACCAAAAGATGCTTCAGATATAGAAGCATGACCAAACATTATTTTGCTCCCTTAACTTGGTTTAGTTGGAAATGAAAAACCATCATCAGACATTGAGCCATAAGTATCTGTAATATCTCTAAGAGCTTTTCTGTATGCTTTCCAAGCATCACTCATTGTTACATCTGAATTAGCCATCCAATCAGTCTCAATTAATAACAGATTTCTCATGCTTCTTAATGAGCTTAAGTTAACAGCAACTAAAGCATCGCCAGAAAGAACGCCTTCTGTTTCTTCAGCAGTTGTCATTTCTCTTTTTACACCATTGTCTAAAATATATTTTGGCATTATTTTATCACCTTATACAAAGAATAACCTTGATTAGTAAATTCAGCACCATCACTTTTTAAAAACTTTAGTCCGTTTACTGCTATAGCGGTGCCAATGATTGCAGAACCAGAAGAGCCGTAAGAAATAGCATCATTATGTCTTTTTTCTATGCCAGCTACCCAATTAAATCTTGGGTGTTTAGCTGTGCCTACTGTGTGATATATATCTAAAACTAAATGAAAAGTTTCAAAATCATCAGACCCATCTCCTGTGTTTCCTTCTATAAATTCAATATAAGCTGTACCATCTACGTCACCTTTTTGAGCATTTCCACCACCACTACCAGTATTGTAGTTGTAGGTATACATATATCTGTAATCACTAGCACCAGTATCAAAAGCATCATCTGCTGTATTTCTTACAAGCATATACCACCTATGGGCTGTTGCTGTTTCTGCTTTTAAGTTTATAATTAATTTTAAATATTCAAAGTCTGTTGTTTCTGGTAAAGTTACAATTAATGCAGTTAAATCTGTTACGGCAGTAGTAACTTTAGATACTAATTCCATTGCACCACCATTATCACCAACAGGAGCAGCAGCAAATGTTACAACCCCTCCATCAGCAATAGTCATTGAAGCATCGCCATCAGTAAACTTTATAGCTGTCGTTTTTAATGTGGCTATTTTACCTGCTGCTAAATCTGCTGCTCTACTCATCTGTTGCTCCTTAACTTGGCTTTGTTGGAAACGTAATGTTACTCAACGCATCATCTGCTGGTGTTTGGCTTGTTATATCTCTTAAAGCTTGTCTGTATGTTTTCCAAGCATCTGACAAGGTTACGTCACCCAATGCCATGTAATCTGTTTCTGCTAATAGTGCATCTCTTTGTTTGCGTAAGTCTACCATACGTTTAGCAGGTGCAGCGTTAGTCCAAGCTGTTACTTTTGCATCATAAATATCTTGTTCTTCATCTGTATAATTTACTACTGTTGTTTTATTAGTTGCAAGATCATGTATTATTTTTTTTTCGTTAGCCACTACATTCTCCTATTAGTCAAACATTATATTAATTGCACCAGCAGAAAAAGTAGCATCACCTGCTGGATCTATTCCTAATCGGTCTACAACTCCACCTACTGCAACATCACCGCCACCAAATGAAGTATTACTAGTATTATACTTACTTGAATGACCTTGAACATATATATTTCCACCCATATGGCAGATTGTCATAACGCCTGATAAAGTTCCATTGGCAGGATACCAAACCCAACTGTCTGTTCGATTATTAGCACCAGCACCATATCCTGATGTTCCAATATACCCACTTGTTACAAGACCACTACTTGTACCAAGAGTAATCCTTATATTTTGATTTGCACTCATTGTTACTCCACGAAACATAAGCATAATTCGACTTGTTGTTGATGGAATACCTGTAAAAATTATTTCTGTTCCAGAGGTTGCTGCAACAGTAGTTGCTGAAGTTAAAGCAACACCAGCACCTACAGGAGTTTGGCTAAATGTCACAACACCACTACTTGATATTGCCATAGCATCTGCATCACCTACAGAACCTATCTGTCCTGCATTAGCTATTGTTATACCACCACTGTGAACACTTCTTCCTGTGAATGTAGGTACACCTGTAACTGCAAGAGTACCACCCATGCCTACGTTACCTGCAAAGTTACCACCTGCACTTTGACTAACCGTATCAGCTACAGAGAACACATCATAAACAACCATTTGAACTGTATCATCTTCAGACGCAGCAGTATCTAAAACAACAGTTGTTCCTGTAGTAGCTACATAATCCGTTGGTATAAGAAGCACACCATTTTGGTACACATCTATATAAGCACCATCAGCGTAAGCTAAACTAATACCAAGAGTGTCATTGCCACTAAAGCTAGTTTGACTTGCTGTAGCTGTGTAGTTGTAAATTCGTCTTACTCCATTTGAAGGGGAGGTTCCTATATAAGCCATTGTTACTCCTTTGGATACTTATCTTTAACAGCTTTAATGGTCTTCTTCCACTCATCTACACCATTGTGATATATGTCATCTAGTTGGTCTGCCATCGATGGATATTTTTTTGCTCTACTTCTTTGGTAGGCATTGTTAT